CGGATCGGGCGGCGGCGGTCCTGGTTATGCGCGCATCGATGGTGCTGCTTGGTTGCCGGGCCAAGTCGTCAATCTGTCTACGCCAGCGCACGGCACAGGCTTGCCGACGATCATCCGCAACGTCGGCGGCGCAACAATCGCATCGATCAGCGGCGGGCAAAACGGAACGAAGCGCGACACGACCGGCCCGCCAATAGCGGGCGGATTGGGCGGCGGCCAAGCTGGTACGTCATCCGGCTACACGGTTCTGTTCCCAGGCGGCCAGGGCGGCAATAGCGATAACGGCTTCGGTGGCGGCGGCGGCGGCGCAGCGGGGCCTGATGGCGCGGGCAAAGACGGCGGCCCGGTCATTCAAGCGGGCGCGGGGCACAATGGATCGGGCGGCGGCGGTTGCGACGGTCTGCTTTCCACCATCGGCCTTAGCGGCAATGGATCGGGCAATCGGGGGAAGGGCGGCAACGGCCCGACAGGAACGCCGGGCGGCGTCACGACGGATGACGGAAACGTTGACGGCGGCAACGGCGATAATGGATCAGGCGGAAGCGGCGGCGCTGACCGCGTTCATATCCAGGCGTTTACATTCCCCGATGACGCTTCCAATGGCGGCGATGGCGGGCTGTACACAATCGCCATCGGGGACGCGGCTGTTCTAATTCGCGGCGGCGGCGGCGGCGGCGGCGGACATCAAAATACATCGAATGGCGCGCAGTTCGGCGGCGATGGCGGCGATGGCGGCGGCGGTGGTGGCGGCGGCGGCGCGGGCTACAACACAGGCGGTGTAACGCCGATTCCTGGCGATGGCGGTTTCGGCGCGGATTCCTTTATCGTTGTTGAAAGGGTTTAGCGATGACCAACACGGCGCAGCCCCAAACGTTTCTCGATCTCTACACGTCACTTCTCAATTCCGTGCGCGAGCAGACCTCGCAAGTGGCGACCATTATTCAGGCCAAGCGCTATATCAACACCGCGCTTATGGACATTCACATCGGGTTCGGTGAACGCTTTCCGTGGGCGGAACGTCAAGCGCGGCTTACCACAATGGCCCCTTACGCCATCGGCACGCTCAGTATTGCGAAAGGCGCGACCGCTGTTGCGGGCATCGGAACCGCATGGTCCAGCTTAAATTCTTTCGGGATTCCTAACGTGCGGCCGACCGGGAAGCTTGTCATCAACGGGACCTCTACGGTTTATGAAATCGCCAATTCGCCCATCGGCGCAACCTCGCTGACGTTGGCGAGCCCGTATGTTGACGCGAGCGTGGTGAACGGGACCTATCTCTATTTCGAAGACGAATATGATCTCGACGCGGATTTTTTGCGGCCTATGGACATGCAGTTTTTCGATTCCGCGCACTCAATCGGGATCATCGACCGCAACCGCTTCCGCCGCCAATATCCGAAAAACAGCGTCACCGGCAAGCCAATCGTCGCGTGTCTGTTTGATCGCGCCTTTGTCGGCAATACGACTCCGGTTCGGCGCGTCGCCTTCTTCCGGCCGCCCGCCGCGAATTATTCGATCCCATATGCGTTCGTGACCAACAAGCTCGCAATCTCATCGGCCGGTCAGCCTCAGACCTCGCTTAATCTCGACACGGACGAACCGATTGTTCCGCTGCAATATCGCCACGCCATCGTCACGCAGGCGCTTTATGTCTGGTATCGCGACAAGAAAGACGACACGCGCAGCGCCGAGACCAAGCAGGATTTTGTTGATTTGATGCTGCGCATCGCGGGCGATACAGAAGTGGGCGAACGCCGCCCGTACATTCAGCCCGCTATGGGCAATTACCGCCGTCGCGCGCGCTCGCCGTATTCGCGCGCCGGTAGTGGGCGACATACAATCGGCACGCGCTTTGATCGGATGGAATCAGACTGGTGACATCGCGCTCACGCTTCTTGAAGCATATTTTTACCGGTGGCTGGGCAACCGATTACGGCCCTTCGATCTCGGTTCCGATCAGCCCTGGCGGGATCGTGGCAATCCCATGGCTCACGCTGGCGGAAAATATCATTTATGAGCTGGACGGCGGCCCTCACAAAATGCCCGGCCGCATCGCCAATACGCCAGTGCTTGAAGGCGGCGCGCTCATCATGGGCGTATTCGATGGCTGGTTTAATGTGACGGCCAACACAGCGGTTCAACACCGCCTGATGCACGTCGGAACCAAGATCAAAAAAGACAATGCGGACAATGTTTTCACGGACATAAAGACCGGTCTCGTGGCGGAAAGCGTGCCTTGCTACACCATGTTTGAAGGCATCTGCATTATCAGCAATGATAGCGGCGTCGATGTGCCGCTCTCGTGGGATGGCGTTGCGGCCGGGACCGTGAACCTGGGCGGTTCGCCGCCCAAGTTCGCGTTTTCCGTGACGCACAAAAACAAGGTGTGGGCCGCTGGCGATCCGCTTCAGCCTTCGCGGTTGTATTATTCGGTAACTCTAAACGGCGCGGATTGGGCCGGTGCCGGTTCCGGCTTCATCGATGTTGACCCGGCCGATGGAGATAGAATTACCGGCATCATCAGTCATCGCGATGAACTTTGGGTCTTCAAAGGCCCGTACAAGGGTTCCATCCATCGGATCACCGGCAGCTCGCCATCGGACTTCGCGCGCGTGGTCTTCGCGACAAGCATCGGCTCGGTCAATCATCGGCTCATTGCGACCTATGCGAACGATGTAGTTTTCGGCTGGTCCGATGGCTCGTTTCACACGCTTTCGGCAACGGCCAATTTCGGCGATTTCAACGAAGCGGCATTGTCCCGGCAAATACAATCCTGGCTGCGCGAGCATGTGAATCTTGCGACGCTGCGCTATGCGCAGGTTGCCAATTGGCCCGCCTATTCGATGATGCTTTTCGTTCTGCCGGTTGACGCGCACCCGCACAACAATTGCACGCTGATGCTGGATTACCGCTTTGACCCGCCGCGCTGGGCAAACTGGACGGCGTTCGCCGATCTCACAACGGTTGCGACCGGCGTCAGCACGGCGGCGACGAAGGTCCGCATGATGCTGGCGGGCGGCGATGACGGCATTTTGCGGATGCTCGGCCATCCGGTGCGCAACATCGATGGCGCGGGCAGCATCCCGTTTCATATCCAGACGCCTTATTTGGACTATCAATTGCCGCAGCGCATGAAGACCTTGGAAGGCGGCTCGATCACGACGCAGCCAAAAACCGGCGTGGACGATTTCATCTTCGGCTGGGCGCGCGACAACCACGCGCAACAGACCATCCTCATTCCACCGGGCGGCGCGGTGCCGCTGGATCAATTCCTGCTCGATAGCGACGTGCTCGGCGGCGGCCGGTTTTACGATGCTTTTTTCCGCTGCGACGAAGAAGGCGGCACCTTCCGCGCGATCCAATATGCCGTGCTCGACAATGTGCCGAGCCAAGACTTAGAGCTGCACGCGATCTCTGCGGCGATCACGGTTGACGCAGAAAGCTTCGAAGCATGATCGTGCGGCTCGCAGAGAATAGCGACGGCGAGACGGTGCGGGCGCTGCTCATGGCGGGCGGCAATCCTTTCGACGCTACAATCCCATTCGATGACATTCATCCTTACTGGATCGTGGTCGAATTGCCGGGGCGCGGAATCGTCGGGTGCATTCAAACGTGCCCGTCGCGCCCCATCGGCCGATTGGAAATGCTCGCGGTCGCCGACGATCTCGACGTGAAAGAGCGCGCTTGTGTCGTGCGCGAATTGTTGGCGCAGGGCGTTGCGTGTCTGTACATGCACCGCGCCGCCGTAGTCGCCGGGTTTATTCCGTTCGCGCTGAAATCATACAAACGCTTTCTTAAAAGGCGTGGCGGTGTTGTCGCCGATAGTGGAAATATGATTATGTGGCGTGAACCCGTCGCACATCATCTGTATAAAGATAAAGGCGGCAATTCCGCCGTCCCAGCAAAGAAGGAAAACGGACATGCAGTTAGCGCTCATCATTCCGGTTGATGGCAGCAATATCCCGCATCCTGGTTATCCGCTGCCGCCGCCGATGCCCGGCCAGCCCGATCAAGGATTGCCCGGTGGCGGCGGTGCGCCGCATCCGTGGCCGCCCGGTGGCGGCGATCCGCCACATGCGAGCCATCCGATTGCGTTGCCGCCCGGCATGGGCTTCCCGCCCGGCGTGACGCCGCCAATCGTGCCGCCCGATCCGCCGCCCGGTTCTGTTTGGCCGCCTTTGCCGCCCGACGCGCCGCCCGGCAAATTCGTGATCGCGGTTTTCATTCCCGGCTACGGCGTGAAATGGGTTGTGGTGAATCTCGCGCAGCCGAAATAGTTCGTAACAGAGCGGGGCGGGGCTCTTTGTCCCGTCCCTCTCAGGACGCAAAGCTATGTCCAAATCAACGAAAACGACATATGCGCCGCTCTCGCCGCAGCAAGTTCAGTATCAAAACCAGCAGCTCGAATTGGGGCAAAAGCAGCTCGATTACCTGACGCAGCAAGCGCAGTCGCAGACCGATTACATGGCGTCGATCAAACCCGCCATGGACACGCAAACCCAAATTTGGCAGCAACAGCTTGAACAACTTAAAGCGCAGACGCCGAGCGATCCGGCCGAAGCCGCCGCGCAGGCGAAGCAGCAACGCGATTTCCAAACCTCGCAGCTCGCGACGCAGCAGCAGGCGAACGATCTCTTACAGCAGCAATTGCAGGGCCAGCAAGAATTGGCCCCGCTGCAAAAACAATTGCTCGAAGCGCAGCTCAAACAATCGCTTCAGGGCAACGAGCCGACGCCGGAACAGATTGCACAGATCGATGCCGCAACGAGCGCCGCGCGCGATGCCGGTATGTCGGATATCAACGCCGCTTCTGAGCAATCGCTTCAGCAATTGCGCGACCAGCTCGCGCCACAACTCGGGCTTCGCCCGACCGATACGCCGATTTTAGACCGTGGCGCTTTGGTGGAACGGGAAGCCACGCGCCAAGCCGGGCAATTGGTGAGCGCGCTCGCTGGCGCGAATGCAAACGCGCGGCTGAATTACCCGCTGGCATCGCAACAGATTTCGCAGGCCGGATCGCAAAACCAAGCGAACATCGGACAGAGCACGCAAAACTTTCAAGCGCAGCTCGCGCAGGCCGCCGCGACGAACCGGCTCAATCTATTGCAGGCTGGCACGTCATCGGCCGGGCTCGGTCTTCAAAGCGGGCTCGGCTTGGCTGGCACCGCGAAGGGCGGCCCAATCGACATGGCTCGCGGTAGCACGAGCACGACAAGCGATCCGTGGGGGACCGTGGTCGGCTTGGTCGGCGGCGTGGGCAGCGCGCTTTCGGGAACGAGCCTTTTCGGCACGTCGGATATTCGCCTGAAGGAAGACGTACAAACCCTTGGATATTCGCCGCGCGGTCATCGCTGGGTGAAGTTCAAATATAAGGGCGATCCGAAGAAGCTAACCCGCATCGGCGTGATCGCGCAGGAAGCGGCAAAGATCGATCCCGAACACGTCTACACGAACGGGCTCGGAATTAAATACGTCGATTACGGGAAACTGAGGGCGTGACATGGCGCTGAATCTCAATCTCGCAAGCGGCTATCATTTGCCCGAAATTTCGTCGGCGCTGAAATCCTATGTGGCTGCGACCGGCAAGCCCGACACACTGAACTTGACACCATCCGACACGAGCGCGCCGCCCGATACTGGGCCGCCGCCGCCTGACAATGCGCCGCCGCCCGGTGCGCCTCTCATAAACGCGCTGCCAGAGGCGGCCCAACCGATCCCGATTGCGCCGGTCGATCCGAACGCAGCCCCGACGCCGGGAGCGGTGCCCACGGAAAGCTCTGGCGACCGGGCCGCGCGCGCCGCGAAAGAAAGCTTTTACGATTTCGAAAATAACCCGGTGGGCTCGCTCGGCCGCGCCATGGCGCAATTCGCGGCGGGCTATCGCGGCGATCCGAACGGCGGGCCGCTCGCTCAATTCGACAAACAGAAGCTTGAGGAACAGGCGCTTGGTTATAAGAAGCTCGAATTTGGAATGAATTTTCTCGACAAGGCGCTGCCGCTTATCGAAGCCGCGCCCGCAGACCAAAAGGCCGCTGTTGCCCAACATTTGCAAGAGAGCATCGGCGGGCAGGTCGGGCACGATTTCATGCCGCTATTTACAGCGGTAATTAACGGCGACATCAAAAACGGGGCCGAGAAAATAAAAGCGATCCAGAGCTATGTAACCGATCCAAAATTAGCGGCGCTGATCGCGGCGGACCCGAAGCTTATCGATGTCTTCGCGAAAGCGGTCTTTGAGGCAAAGGGCAAGGCGGCCGGTGAACCGGACAAGACCTACAATGTGCCGTCCGGTGGCGTCGTCATCGGCGCAAAGGGCAACATCATTTTCGACAATCGTAAGGGCGACACGGAAAAAACTTACACGCTCGGCCCCGGCGAAATAGTGAAGAACGCGAAGAACGAAACCATTGCCACCGGCCCGGCCGCAAAAGAGACCACGCCAAAAATCGGTGCGCCGACGCATTTGCAGATCGAAGACCCGAACGGCGAAGTACGAGACGTAACCGCCCAGCAACTTGAAAATGGTTCGTGGGTCACAGCCGATGGCAAAAGAACGCCAATCGATGTGGGCGATAAATTCCGCGTCCTCACAGGCACGGCGTCAAGTACCGCAAGCAGCATGAACGCTCGATTTATGAATCGCGTCACGGAATCCGTCAATTTGGGCATGAAGGAATTGGACAATATCGCCCATCTTTCTGCCGGTGCCACGACGGGTACGTTCGCTGAAGCTGGGCTCGCCGGAACGCCGGTCGGTATGTTGGCGCGGCAAGTCACGCCACAGGAAGATCAATTTATGTCATCGGCTGGCGTTGGCCTTGGCCGCGCCTTGGCTGGCATCGAAGCAATGGGCCTCATGCCGCAGGGCTCATTGACGAATAATTTCGAGAAACTACTTCCGAAGGCGGGGCAATCACGGCTTACCGCGATGGCGAATTTGGGCCATATGCGGCAGACAATCGAATCCGGCATTGAAACAGCTCTCGACACGAAGCAATTGACGAAAGAGCAGACCGACCGTTTGCAACAGTACCAAAAGCAGGTCAAAGAAATTATTCCGTGGTTGCCACAGGACGTTTACAAACTCTCGCAATCGAAAAATCCGAAGGCGACATTAAGAGATTTCGGCGTCGGGCAAATAGAAAAAGGCAAGGCCGCAGCGAAATCGAGCGTCATGGACCAAGCCGACGCTATCCTGAAAGGCGGGCCGTAAATGGCAAGCGCCGAAGACTATGCCAGTTGGATCGTGAAGAACGCCGATAAAAAAGGCACGCCGGAATTCGACACGGTATCAAAGGCGTACCAGGAAGCGCGTAGCGCGCCAGCCGCGCCAGCCGCCGCGCCGCCGCCAGCGCCAGCCATTGCGCCGGGCCAAAGCTATCATCAGCGAATTGCGGCCGGGTTCGCCGACACGCCAGCGTTGAATCAGATCGACGCGAGCAACGCCGCGCTTGGAACGGAAGGCGCTTGGAACGCAGCCCCCGGCGTTCTGACCGGCGCGGTTTCGCAGATCGGCGGCGCACCGGGCGAGGTTGCAAATCTTGCTTCCGGCGTTTCCGATGTGGCCGGAATGCACGGTCTCGCGCAGGGCATCAGAGACTATAATCCGTTCCCGAACATGGATCAGTTCGGCAACATGATCGCCGGACAAGCGGAAAACGATCAGGTGACGGCGTTCCGCAAGGCGGGCCAGCTCATCGGCCCCGGCCCGTTCTGGAAGGGCGTCGGCGGCGTCGTCGGCAAAGTTATGAATCTAGGACAGGGCAAGCCCATTGGGGCGGCGATAAAAGCCAATGACGCAGGATATGTCTTACCGCCTCGGATGGTGACGAAAGGCGATCAATCAGCCGGGCAGCAAGTTGCGTCGGCGGCGAGTGGTAAGGCAAAAACCAATCAGTATTTTTCGCTCAAAAATCAGCCGAACACGAACAGACTCGCGGCCGAAGATATCCAATTGCCGGGCAATGAGCGGATCACGCAGGAAGCAATTACCGGTCAGCGAGAAAAATTCGCGGCCGATAAAGCGGCGATCATCAGCAGTCTTCCCCAGGTCGCCACGGATGCCACGTTCAAACGGGCGATTAGCGCGCTCGCCGGGCGCGAAAGCGCCGCCGCGAAAGAATTCTCTGACATTGTAAAAAAAGCTGGCATTGAAGAAATAGCGAAAGCGAATAGCTTGGCGCAACCGGCTTGGTCGCCCGAAGCCGCAGCCGGACTCGTCGTGTCCTTGCGGGATGATGCTGCCGCCAATTTGAAAGCCATCGGCCCAGGCGCGAGATTGGAACACGCCAAGGGGCTCGCGCAGAAACAGGCGGCCGACGCGATGGACGATCTCATCGCGCGCAATCTCATAAAGAACGCTGGCAACGACCCCTATCACGGCGCGGCGCAGGCTGCGAACTATGCAAAAGCGCGCGAGCTGATGGCAAAAACCTACGATGTCGAAGACGTAACCGATTTCACCACAGGCGACGT